TAGAGAATTTGAACAAGAGCCTTGCGATAGGTGGAAGAAGGCAATGGAAAATGAAGATGGCTATGAACTAATAGTTGGTGGAGAAATGGGAGAATGTGGCTATGAGATCCTAAACTCAACAGGAGAAGTAATTTATTATGATTGGTATGGAATGGGAGATGGTGCAATGTGCAACGCTGAAAACGAAGTTGATTGGTTTGTGCGTGAAGCTCTTGCAGAAAAATTAGGAATAGACATATCTGGGAAAAATATGATTGAAATAGATGAATTAATAAAGGTGCAAGACAATGAGTAACAATAACTTTGAACTGTATGAAGATACTATGTGTTTGACTTCAGAGGCACACATAAAGCTAACAGATGATCTAGAAGATTTAGTAAACAACTTATTTCCCGAAGATCAAGATCATAAGAAGTATGGATTTATTCCTGTTGATCTTGAACTCCAAGCAATAAGAAATAATTTAGTTTCTTATTTAGATAATAGATACAAGGAGCAAGACTAATGGATATTGATTTCTGGAATGAGGTAATCATAGGCAATAAACCTTATGACATACACCACTACTGTGAGGATGGAGTGAACTTAGAGGTCACTATATATTGTATTGAGATTCAACCAGACGGCACTAAGAAAACGATTGTTGACTGTTGGGAAGATAGCTTTGTTCTATCTGATAAAAAATAATGGAATTAATACTAATAATTATATTAATAGCTTGTTATCTATTTGAAGATAACAATCCTAACTAATTGCACTTTCAACAACATTAATAGTCCCTATCACAAGGTTGCCTATCATATTATTTTTTTTGATCTCACTATAAAGATCATATAAAAAGAAAATTAATCACCCGACTTATTTTCTATTACTGCTCCCGACTTACTTTCAATAGCCTTAGTCCCGAGCAATTGCTGTAACCTTCTCTCTACCTCTGACCTATCCATCTGATCTATCTTGCCGTGTAATACTTCCCGACGATCTACAATAAGGCCCCCGACTTTCAAGAGTAATCCTTGAGCCTGAATCGCGGCATTATAAGCCCCCGACGACCAAGCATCATCCCTAAGTCTATATAAGTCTTCTACAGCCTTATCATGGGTTAGCTCGAACTTCTGTTTAGCTTCCGACATTAATCTTTCATACTCAGACCTTACATGATCGTATTTGTTACCTTCATGCATGTATCTCCCGACTACAATAGGATTCTTATACCCTGCTTTTTTGGCCGCTTCAGCCCATGTAAGTTGTGGGTCATTGACTGCATTCCATACAAGAAGCCTTTGTCTTTTAGTAAGATTCCTTTCATCTGTGTTCACATATTCAATAGGCATATCTTCTACACCTTCTTCTAATGTTTTCTCGACCTTAATCTTTTTTCGTATGTTGTTGTTGTTTGGCATTTAGCAATCTAACTCCTGGGTGTCGTTTTACAAATCTTACTACATCTTCTCGTTCAAGCAAATCTATAAGATATTGCGGTAATTTGTTTCTTAATTCTTTTTTTAGTTTTGTCATATATAAAATAGTTTTGTCACACTTTTGTCAGAGAACCTTGACAAAAGTAAGAAGCCTGTAATATAGGGCTGTAGAGAGTAATAATATATATAAATAAGAGTATATATATAGTTTTGTCATACATTCTTATACTCCCCCTTTCATATTACTCATTCCGTGTTGAATTGTTCCGACCCTTTTACCACTTAGACCCATTCCTTGACAAAACTGCCAAAACGCCAGAAGCATACGCAGTAAGTGTTTCAAGCCAATAGTTTTGTCATTCTGTATCGTCGTCTGTGACAAAACCCTCTTGAAAGATAGAATTGACGCTTTTTTTAATACCAAAGCAACTCTCTAGAACTTCATCAATAATATCTAAGCCTTCCTCTGGAGAATCAGAATAACTTAATAACTCACATACTCCGTATGTAAAAATTAAGCTCGCCGTTTCTTTAGGGGAAGCCCCTCTTGTTGCGAAGTCTAGGAATAAATTGTCTAGTCGTTCTTTAGCTTCTAGATGTGTAGGAGCGGGACGCTTAGATGCGAAGTCAATGATCTTTAAATGTGACATTCAATTAGTATAGCAAAAAATAAAGGGATATGCTTTGCCTTGCAAGGACTGCGTTACTTAGTCTGGCGCCCATTGTTCCAGATACATATCAGCACTTCTATTGTTTATACAAGCCGAGTGACTGCCTGTTCGCGATTAATCTCTATGCTTATAGTATTGTGAGTCAGTATGCTCTCTCCACGACTGCTCCAAGTGAGGGCCATGTTCTAGTATCCAGTTATCTGACACTTCTCTTAGCTTCTTCATGCCGTCGCAGAACTGTTGAAAGTCCTCGCAACCTTCTTGCAATACTTCTTCTGCGGCACATTCCGCATCTATTAATAAGTCTTTTAATTTACTCATGATGCTTCCTTTGTTTTGTTGACTGCAAATTGTGCGTCATTTATTGCGTCCTTTAATATATCAGCAAGTTCTGACTCGTATCCCTCGGCTTGAAATATAAGGCCAATTGCTAAATTGTTTACTAATAAGTAAGAACCTAATAAAGGGTCCATTTGTTCTTCGTCTTTATTACAATTCTTACCATACTCAGATAACATCTCAATCGCTAGGTTAAATGCTAATTCGTTATTCTTCTCTATACCTTGTTTCTCTTTCTTTGTCATATTCGTCTCCATAAAATAAATATACATTAAGTATAAGCAAATATGTTTACATGTCAAACAATTTACTATATTATTTAATAATAACTTTTGGAGAAGTATAATGAAAGCAGATAACAATGACATGGTAGATACTGCAATGGCAATGATAGGAGCTATAAATAAAGAGTATATCAATACCCTTGTTAAGACAAAGCCAGAGCCAAAGCACTCTTACGAGTTCGGCAATGATCTACTGGCTATTAAGAGACTACAAGCCTTTGTAGAATTTGTGAGGACTCATAACCCCAGTATGTTTGAGAGTGCCTACAAGCATGTTAGTGACACTATAAGAGACAATGAGTAATAAGATAAGATTCTACGCATTTGAGTCTAAAGACGATAAACACGGCGTGAAGTTTGTGCCTTATGACCAGACACCTTTCGAGTTAATTGCTATTAGAGATAACTTTGATACCAAGGGAATGTTTAGTAAAATGAAAGCTAACACAGAAGGATATCTTCCTACCTATAATCCAGATAAGAATTATTCAGGAAACTTACAGGACTTACAGGCTAAATTAGGATACTGGCCTATACCTTTGACACATCAATTTGTGTATGAGGATATAGAAATACAATACGACGAGGTTTGGACGAAGGAAACTTCCAAGCCAGATTATAAACATAGATGGGATATAGAGGAGTTTAAGCATTTTTATGAGTAAAGGCAGTAGAGACAGGACTAAAGATAAGGACGCTTTTAACGAGTCGTTTGACCGCATCTTTAAAAAGAAAGAAAGACCAATAGAAGAACTAAAGAACGTAACTGAAGAAAAAAAGGAAAATAAACAATGGAAAAAATAGAAGAACTAGAGAATTATAAATCAGAAGTAAGAGGCGAAGCCCTTATATATGCAGACATACCTAACGAGATATACCATTCTGAGGTAGGCGTAAGCAGTAGCACCTTGCGTAAGTTTGGTCATTCGCAATTACATGCAGTTAATGAGGTGCAAAAGACTACTGATGCTATGAACTTTGGTACTGCTGCTCACTATATGTTAGTGGAGGGAGAGGAAGTATTTAACCAAGAGGTAGCTGTATTGATGGGTTCTCCTTATACCAAAATATATAAAGAGAACAAAGCAGACATGTTAGAGCGTTATGACTGCGTGATTAAAGAGGTAGAGCTAAACCATATCAAAGGCATGAAGGCCAATATCATTGATGACTGCAACCAGTATTTACAAGCAGACGGTAAGTTGCCAGAGGCTAGTTTCTTCTGGTATGAGGATAAGATTCTTTGTAAGTGTAGACCAGATTTAATCTGTCCTCCTTTTAAGACTGCTAGTGTTCCTGGTGAGATATATGTTGTTGACTATAAGACAACCAAGTCTTGCGACCCTAAAGAGTTTGCTGATTCAGTTAAGCATTGGGGCTATGACATGCAAGCGGCATGGTATCGTAGAGGTATGCAGAAGGCTGGATACAAGGTTAAGGAGTTTTCTTTTGTTGCTCAAGAGAAGCTACCACCTTATGCCAGTAAAGTATTTGTTATTACAGATGAACAGATGGATAATGCTTGGAAACGTATGGAAGTATTCTTAGCTTCTTATAACAAGTACCTAGATGATGGCGAAACAACCATATATAACTCAGACAGTATTGTCACTTTAGATTTAGAGGATTGAATGAAATACATAAGCAACTTAATTAGCAGATTCTTAGAATGGTCACTACGAAGGACTGAAGAAAAATTAATGAGGAAGAGGAAATGAACAAGGCAAAATTAGTAGAATTAGCAGATGAGGTATTGACTCATATTGATATGGATATGAAAGTTGTTTTAAGAGATCAGTTGGAAAGGGCTTTATGTGGGAAATTAAGTAGGATTTTTGAGAAGGCAAGAATACATAATGGTCTTGCTCCTTTAGTTGATAAAGATAAATATCAAAAAGCCTATGCATCTGTACAACCCATTCTTGATGATTGTATAGATAGAATACTTGGAGAAAAGAAATGAATGAACTGATAGAGGAAATCATAGCTGAGATAAAACGAGACATTGATAAGGATAACCTGATGGCTCTTAGAGACATGTTGACTAGGTTGTTAGAAGGTGGAGAGAACAAACATATACTAACCCGTTACCTATCTGAGTTCCCAGAACTACGAGAAGAATATAAGGACAAGACATGAGTAAAGAGATTGATCACCAAGAGGCCATTAGAAAGCTTAAAAGAAAATATAATATTTATAGCATTAGAAGGAGTTTCAAGAAACCTAAATTTAGAGAAGCGGATGAGATTCAACAGATAATGTCAAAGGAGGATTGGGAGTCCTACAGCTACCACAAGGAGAAGTTTAATGAATGAAATAGTTCTTTACACCATAATTGCATTGTTCTTATTATCAGCGTATTCAACGTTTAAGAAATAAAAAAAAGGGGCTCAACGCCCCTTAGTTTCATATCCCCCTTAGAAAGGAGGAATCGCCTCTTTAGGTATAGACATACCATCATCATCTAGTGGCAAATACAATCGGATCTTAGTCTTCATAGTATTTACTACGCCATTATCACCTTCAAACTGATCACTTATTTGTTCAGTCTTAAGCTTTAGTTTCTTACCAACAAAGTCGCTGTGATCTTCTGGGTATTTTTTATATCCAGCAGCCAAAGTAAGCCTAGTAAATATCTCCGTGCTTATTCTTTTGTTATCTTCGTTAGTAGACCACAGGTTATACCACTCATTATGATCACGATACTTACCGCCATCTAGTTGGAATGTTACCTTCAGCGTCCAGTTACCTGCTTTTGACTTGTATTTGTCAGTAGCAATAACCTTGGCATTATGTTCTCCATCTGGTGCTAGAGGTGCGCCAACAGACACTTCCTCTATATTTTCAAAAAATTCTACATCACTAAAATCAGACATTTGCTTCTCCTTTATTGTCGTTTGTTAATGTAAACCCTAATTTCTCAATTAGAGCAGTTATATTTGGCTTTTCAAAGTTTTCAAGTTTGCCACTTCTGTCTTTAGCTTTATAGCCTTGACCGAAAGTAGTTTGTAGCCATCTAGTTTGAACGTTTTTACCGTCCTCATCTTGATCTTCGATAATACGTAGAGCAAGAACTTCATCAAAGAAGTATGTAATTGATTCGCCTAACTTAGTCCCGACCATCTTTGGTGCGTGTCTTAGTATGCCGTCATCATTTACTGTATCTTCTTTACAAAGAAACAACACATGCATATTTAGATCTCTAAATGCACGCATTAAATTTGTTACAGATTCCTGAACATTACCATAGGCCATACGTGGATCTTTTGTACGAGATTTCTCCCATGTCAACAAGATCTCGCTTATTTCAGAAACTGAATCTAAGCACACTGTGTCATATTGTAATTTTCCAGACTTTAAAGCATCGTGTAGTTCCATAACTTCAGACGCCTCCTTTACTTCTATAGCCTGCACGTTTTTTGCATCTTTGATAGATAACAAACCAGCTTCAGCACTTATTACAAGTACCTTGCCTGGTGCCGTTACAGCTAAAGTTGTTTTACCCGAACCAGCCATTCCATATACCAAGATTTTAGCACCTTGATTCTGGACTAACTGTTGCGGAGATACTATTCTATTTTGTATTTCCATGTCTACTCCTCTTTGTAGTGTTATATTTAACTTGTAAATTATACACTACTTAACTACAATGTGTAAAATACATTATATCGGAGAAGTAAAATGATTAATAAAGAAGAAACTATTTGGCAAGCAAATTATTATTTTAGAATAAAAACTATTGCAGTCAAAAAACTCAAGGAGCTTGAAATTATGGGTGTAAAACCTAAGTACACAGATAGGCAAGTTATTAAATATAATCTGCAAGATTACATAACTTTTCTAGGACACAAAGACGCAGCGGAGAAATTTAATTGCTCTGAAGCATCTTGTAAGTCTTGGAGGTATGGTTATAGACAACCGTCTATTGCGCAAGCAAAACAAATCATACAAGCGACTGAAGGAAGACTGGACTTTGAATCTATATATGGGTCGATTTCTGAAATATTAGAAACAGAAGTTTAAGTGTTTCAGCTAAATATAACCGAGGACGATACATCCTTGGAGCAAGCACTTGCCTACTATGATGATGGCTATAATGTTGTACCCCTGCAAAGGTCTAACAAAAAGCCACCCCCTTTCTTAAAAGATTGGGCGCAATACAAAACTGGAAGACCTACTAGGGAACTTGTAGAGTCTTGGTTTAAAGATAGAGACAACCTAGTTGTTGCTCTAGTGTGTGGTAATTTTATAGTCGTTGACGCTGACTCACCAGAGGCTATGGATTGGGTAGAAAGAAATCTACCAGCATGTCCTTTTAAAGTTGTAACTGGTAAAGGTATGCATTACTACTATAACAACCCGCAAAATTATACAACCTTCGCTACTAGAAGAACTAACGATACCCCTATAGAAAGACTGATAGATATCAGAGGTGTTGGAGGATTGATTATTGCTCCTTATAACCGTCATGCCAATGGGCAGGTGTATAAGCCAATTACCTTTCCAGATTGGAAGATATATGACCATACGGATCTCCCAGACTTTACTGAAATTGAGTACACAAAGATAACCGGTGTCCCAAAGATAGAAGTAAGTAAGCAGACAGCTCCTTTTTCATTAGACGGTGTATTAGAAGGCTCTAGGAACGACGGAGCGGCAAGAATAGCAGGATACTTGATATCTAAAGATATCAACTTAGACTTTGCTAGGGTTTTTTTACAAAACTGGAATAAGAATAACAATCCACCATTACCACAAAATGAGGTTGATTCTGTTTTAGATAATGTAAAGAAGACTCATGACAGGAAGAATCAGAAAGCACCATTATTTATCCAAGCAACTGAGACTATACAACCACCTGCAGATTTGTTTAATCCACCAGGTTTGATCAAAGATATGTTTAATTTTTGTGAAGAGATAGCGCAAGTTCCTCAACCAGAACTATCTTTAGTAGGAGCTTTATCACTAGCTAGTGTTACATGTGGCCGTTTATACAGAACAAGTATGAACAACTTCTCTAGCATGTATTTTATGTGTATAGCTAAGTCTGGACAGGGTAAGGAGAACATTAAGACTTTTGTTGAATCGGTTCTTAATGCCTCTGATCATGAGAAGCTTATTGTTGGAGATGGTTATACCTCTAGTGGTGCTGTGCATTCTGTTTTAAAGATGAGACCTACTCAAATAACTATTATGGATGAGTTTGGTAAAAGACTAGAAGCAATAGGATCTCAAGGAAACGCAAACAAAGAAGACGGCATACAGACTCTTATGGAAGCTTGGGGGCGTTGTCACGGGACTCTAAGGCCAGATAACTATTCTCTTATGAATGTGCAAGAAAACTATAAAGAGCAAATGATGAATAGGGTTACTCACAAACCTGCAATTACTTTAGTTGGTCTTTCTGTACCTAAGAACTTTTATGGTGCTTTGAACGGAGGACGTATTGCAGATGGATTCCTAAACCGTTTCGTAGTTGTTGAGTCTAACGAGCCA